GGAAGCTATCCAATGCTTGCAACTTCTGGGCATATGCCTGTCGTTCTTGTTTCACCTGCTCTAAGTGAATACGCTCTGCTTCTACAGCTTTGCGTTGTTCAGCTAAAGCCTGAGACTTTTTAGTGTAATCCGTACCTTGTTGATAACCTTTGATAAGTTCGTCAAGTTCTACCTCAACTTCCTCACCAGATGCCTTGACTTTATATCGAGGCTTTGGTTGTTCTTCTTCGGATTCCTCCTCAGAATACTCAACTTCATCAGATGCTTGCAGTTCTTCTGTTTGTTCCTCAGATTGGCCTTGTTCGGCTTCGTCAGAATCACCCATCAGTCCCTCAAACGCTGAAGCGGCTTGGTTTACATTTAGGCTTTCACTCCCTTGTGGGTTGGTGTTTTCCATGTGTCATCTCAAAAATCGCCAGAAACCTTCTGGACGGAGGGTAAGGTTTCCCTTACAGAATTTTCCATTTCTTCTCTCTAATCACAGTTTCCGAGGCTAAACCTTCTAGGTGTCCTGTAATTAGTTCTAATGTCTTTATGTGCCTGTAAGCGTCTTCACGCCTATCACATTCTTCTGCACTTGTGTTAATTATTACACTAATCTGCTCTTTTTTCAAATTATCTAATACTTCTTTGAAAAAGTCATCATTTAGTAAGTTTTTAGCCCATTGTGCGAGCAGGTGCTTGTCCATATTGGTTTTGTATTCCAGAAATAATGTCGTTAATACTCAGGCTACTTGCAGGAGGCATACCTTGCTTGCTACCCAAGATACCCATCAAATCGTTGTAACTCAGGTTTGATGGCTGTGAGTATTGCACAGGCTCTGGCACTTGACCATAGTTAGGGGCTAGGAACTTCTCCCATTGAGTGCCACGCAACATATTACGATTACCAAAATTGATTGGTGGCAAAGGCTTAAATGGCGCAACAGTTGTAGCTGGTGGGTTTGTCCAAGTAGGTGGAATATCTACAATTGGGAAACTCGGTGGTGTTGGTGGTGTTGGTGGATTGACAATTGCATCAATAATTGGAACAACACTAATTATTTTAACAATATCAGAAATTGATGTTTCTGTGGGTGGAGTTGGGGGAGTAGGTGGAGTCGGGAAAACATCAATAATTTTTTTAGGCGGTGGAAGTGTTGGTTTTGTTGGGTCTTTTTCAGCCTCAATTACAACTTCTGGAGTTGCAATTTCTGGAAAAACATCTACGATAGTTTTTGTAGGTGGCAATTCTGGTTTTGTTTTATCTTTTTCAGCTTCAACTATAACCTCTGGAGTTGCAAGTGTTCCTGTTGTAATCAACGAACTAATTAAACTCTCTAATTCTTTCTGAGTTGTAATTGGTGCATCGCCTGTAATATTTACTGTTGGAATATCTGTAATAAGCCCATTTGCTGTTAAGGCAGCAATTACATCATTAACAGTTGTTGGCTTGTCGGCAGTAATTTCAACTGTAGGAACGGCTGTTTGGTTTAATGTTAACTGTGATGTAACAGCATCCAAAACATCTTGTGAGATTTGCTCTGGTTTTGTAGATGTAATGTTTACTGTTGGAACAATAGATGATGAATCCAATAAGCTGCTTGGTGTACTTGTTCCAGTAACATTTACTGTATCAATAGCAGAAACATCAGACGCTGGAGTTGTTACATTTGCAACTACGCCCTGACCAATTCCCATATCATCTAAAAATGCGCTAATCTGGTCTTTACTTAAACCAGCAGCTTGCATATCAGCGACTAACTGACCTTCAAGAGCATCATTAAACTGCGCTGAAGTCATATTAGAAGCGTTAATAGGTGTGTTAGCCCTTATATAGTCGCCTAATTGTGCGCCACCATAAACAAGACCACCACCAAGTAAACCAGCAGTAAGTGAATCAGCAAGATTTTCACCAGCACCTAATCTAGTTCCAGCAGTCAATAAACCTTGACCAACTGCTTGACCTGCTGCACCACTTAAACCTAATGCCTCTCCAATTCCTACTGGAAGACCAAATAGTGACCCTGCTGTCAAAGCAAAATCCATGAAATCTTTAGTAGCGTTTACTTCTTGTTGTGTCCCTGTACGCTCTAATTCACCTGTAGGAGTGTATTGTTGATATGCACCACCAGTTTTATTATCAGCAGCTTTGTATGTAATTACATTCTCAAGCCCACCAATTTGTTGGTCTTCTCCAGAACCAATAACTTTATTAACGGCTTGAACATAAGTATCACCAAGTAAAACAACTTGGTTAGGTGGTAATGTAGAAGCTACACGAGCAGCAACCTCACCCTCAGATAATCCAACAACTTTAGCCAATTGTGATGGACTTACTCCAGAAACTTGCATTGCAGTTGCAACGTCAGCATCAGAAGCAGTAGGATTTGCTTTTAACCAATCAAGAATTTCTGCATTTGTTACTGCCATGATTAACCCTTAATCTCTACGTTAGATGTAATGCCAGCACCAATTTTCATTGCTTTCAATTGGGCTTCCGCTTCAAACTCTTGTTGCTTCATTGCAAAGTAAGCCTGTTGTTTCTCACGCTCAAGCATCAACTTAGCAGCTTCTTTCTCACGCATCAATTGCATCTCAAGAGCAGCCTTCTGTTGTGCCATCTCCATGTCAATCTGCTGTTGCTGTTGCTTCAACTGAATGTCAGCTTGTGCTTTAGCTTGGTTAGCTTGTATCTCAGCCTGAGTACGAGCCATGATTGCTTGCACTTCTGGAGGCATTTGCTGTTGCTGTGGAGGAGGATTTGAGAGCATCTGGTCTTGCTCTGGTGTGATTGGCTTATAGAACTCAGCAGAATCCTTAAAGCCTGCAATCTCAACCATGCGTCCTAAGGTAGAACGATATTGAGCAGGGGAAACGTAAGGATTGGCAGGGCCGTACTGAGCAATTAACTGTTCTTGTTTAGCCAGAACCATTGACAACATAGCCATCTGCTCTTGTCGGTTACCAGCACCCAAACCAACATTGATAGCCACATCGTATTGGTTAGCCCATGTACGAGGGTCAAACTCTACGAATTCACCACGCATACGCACCAAACGAGGCTTGTCTTGGTACTTGCATAGCAGATGCAAGATGCCTTGGAACAAAGACTTAACACCAGTCTCAGCAAAGATTCGAGCCATCAGTTCAATCTTACCTGCGCCAGCTTGTTGCATTGAGGCTACCGCTGCAGCAGTCACATTCTGCAAGATAGATGGGTCTAAGCCCTGTGTAGCATCAGACACACCAGTACGCTTAGACTGGACTGTATCCAAGTACTGAAGCATTGGGAAAGCCTGAGAAGCTACGTTCTGCACAACCAACTGTTGAACAGCATTAGGTGATTTGGCACGAATGACACCACCTGCGGTAGATGTAAGCAAGTCATCAAGGTTTACTTGACCTTCAACAGCAACTACTCGTGCATTGTTTGTCAGATATAAGTTATCCAACATCTGACGAGTGATAGTGGTCTTAATCAGTTGCAAGTCAGTTGTTCTGTCAGCAAGTGAGTCGCCAAAGAACTTGTGTGGGATTGGGATAGGGCAGATTGAATGGAAAGGAACATAGTCCACTTCCTCAACAGCTTCCTTACCATCTACATCTTGAAGAATCTCGTTTGAAGCGTAGAAAACCTGAGTCAGAGTAGCAATACCTTTGCCATTCATATCAGTTTTGACATAGCACTCAAAGACCTCAATCTCTTGCATTGATGGGTCATCAGTCTGGACTTGGTAAGGCTGCTCACCAGCAGAGAAACGCACAACACGCTCTGGTGTGTACGCTAGTGCATCGTCCATCTGCAAGCCTTCAACTTGCTTCTTATTGAAACCCATAGCAACCAAGTCACTACGAGTCAACATCTGACGATGTGCTACGAATGGGCTGTCAGCAATAGTACGAGCCTTCTTGCTAATCAAGAACTCCTCTGGAGGAACATTCTCAATCGTTACTTTGCCTGACTTCTTACGCTTTTGGACTATGACATTGTGCGTAGAACCCATGACTGGCATACCAGTTGGGTCAAGGACTGGCTGTCCCATTGGGTCATAGATTGGAAACTCTGTCGTATCTTGCTCGACAATTTCCATGCTTTCATCACTCATCAGCATTGCTAACTCGTCATCAGACAAGTCATAGTAACGCTCTTTTGTAATGTCTTCTTTGTTTTCCCAATATGCTTTAACGATGCCGTTCTTCTGCATCAAAGCATCTTTGAACCAGTCATGCAGAATGGCTACGCCTTCGTTGTCACGCAAGAATACCCAATTGCAATAATCAGTAGCTTGCTTGGCAGACGCTTCGTCTTGTGGGCCTTGTGGCTCAAAGATAACAATATTATCTGAGCCTGTGAAAATACGAACTAAGCTAGGTAACGCACCATCAATCGCTTCTGCTACTTCTCCAGTAACAATCTGAGATTTACCCTCAACCTCATTACCATATGGCTGTCGGAGATACGCCTGTAGAGCCTGTTTGCGCTGGTCAACAGTTTCTGTTTCAATGTACCCAATAGCATCATCAATCTCTGCCTGTAGGATTGACTTCAGTTCGTTCTGTTGCATTTTTGTCCTTTGGAGGGCGTCCCATTCGGGGTTTGTCCGATTTTAACTCCTTAATGACATTTTCCAACATTTCGATTCTTAATTCAAGTTCTTTTACTTTAGGGGCTAAATTTACCCCTTGACGCTCTAAATACATCAGACAATCCATTTCGGTGTTTGGTTGATAGGCTTAGACCATGTTGAATGTCCTTCATCCAATCCAAGGGCTAAGTAGCGGAATGAGTCAGAGCCGTGACTTGACCAGTCATGCAATGGACGCTCATAGAAAATCTTACGCTTCTCATCGTAATCTCTGCGGTAGTTTCTCAGGCAGTTCAGCCCTGTCTGGACTTTAGGAACATTGAACCAGCACCTTGGCAATAGTCGCCTTACCGCTTGAATACCATCGTCTAATCCCATTCTTGGGGCAATCTTTATCTCTAGTCCTGCTTCCTCAAGCATCTCTAGTCGGCTTTTGCCAGAACCTAACTCTCTAACTCTTACGTCATGGGGCAGAATATGCTCTGCTTTTGCATAGTCATTATCCCTAATCCACTTCACATAGTGGTCTAGTCCAACACCATGATTCTCATAGTAGTCAATTAGACGCACCTCAGTACCTACTAACTGAGCAACCCAGATAGATGTAGAGTCACCCATACCCAAGTCCCAAGCAGTAAATGTACGGCTCAGTTCCTCTCTGGGAATCTCTTGCATATGGTGCTTGTCTTCCAGTTCATTGAGGATTTGCCCATAGTAAGAGCCTTCTACAGCAGCGTCAAAGCTACATTCAAACTCTTGGCGGTACTTATCCTCACCCATCTCATTACGAGCAGCCTTAAGTTCTGTATCGTCCACCACCCCTGTCTCAGAGGCTTTGAACTCTAGCAAACCCCATCCATCCTCAGTTTCTGCCCTATCTCGCAGTTCTTTGAAGTGGTTATGACCTTTGGGTGTGCCAATGAACATACACCAGCCTTTTCTGTCAGCTAGTGCAGGTCTGATAATGTCTGTCCAAATCTTAGGATTCTGGTCACCAATCTCGTCTAGGATTACCCCATCGAAATATTGACCACGCAAGGCTTCTGGATTGTCTGAGCCATAAAGCTGGATACGCCTACCCCAGAAGTCAACTCGCAACTCAGAGATATTGCTAGTGCCTCCTAATGGGTCAGCATATTTCACGAGATAGTCCCAAGCAACTCGTTTAGCTTGTCCATAGGTAGGTGCAATGTATGCGTATCTAGGTGCTTCCTTCTGATTGAGGATAGCGTCCTTGATTAGATGGTTAATCGCAGAGACAGTCTTGCCCATGCGCCTATGAGCAACAACAACACCAAAACGCTTACTGTCCATCAGTTCATGGATAGCAAGCTGTTGTTCTC